ATATGCCTGACCAACTTCATCTTAACGTGATAGAGAAGTATTACAATAGACGGGACAGGTAAACGGAGCTGCTACGTACTGTGACCAGAGCAGTATGGGACACATTAAGGAATATGCCTGACCGACTGGCGGTGGCTGCAGGGTTCGAACCTGCGTACCGTATTAACGGCCTAACAGTTTAGCAAACTGCCCTCTTAACCACTTGAGTAAACCACCAGAATGTATTTGTACATTATTGTACTGAGTACGGGATTCGAACCCTCCACCGTGAAAGGGTGGCGTCCAAACCACTAGACGGACCCAGCAGATATGTATGTGGACCCTGCGACCAACAGGTCTTTCTTATAAAAAAATTAGTCTTTCTACTAGGATTTGAACCTAGATTGCATGCGTATAAGGCATGAGTCCTAACCATTAGACGATAGAAAGAATTCCGTTGCTCTCAACCAACTGAGCTACAGATCCATATTGTTGCGGGGACAGGGTTCGAACCTGTGTCGTTCGGCTTATGAGGCCGAGCTGGAACCATCTCCAGTCCACCCCGCTATATATTTTATTATCAGACTTGTCAAAGATCTAAATCAAGAGCCTCTGGCCGGACTTGAACCGACAGCCTATTGATTACAAATCAATCGTTCTACCAATTGAACTACAGAGGCATTTTGTTTCATATCTTTATATAATTTGTGATTAATATTAGTGTTAACCGAAATGCACCACGTGGAGGTTTTAATCAAGCATTTCTACCTCAGATGGGACTCGAACCCATACGGTCGTACTGACCACAAGAGCTTAAATCTTGCATGACTGCCAATTTCATCACTGAGGCGTGAATAAAAAAGTATTAATTTACGAGCATCTACCGAGTTTCACGGTTTTTTATAGAGAGTGTCTTGTAGTCGTTACCTACACCTTGGAGTCCCTCTCAGCATATAAATATGCATATAGGTATCATTCGGTTTCCCCGACTCATTTCCTACATTTGGTGTTTTAGTCCAACATTGCTCAACTAACCTTTCTATATTAACCATTGTCGTTCTGAACAAACTAAAAGATACAATTTTTGTGTATTTACACAGTTTTCGTCTGCAAATATAATAGTTTAATCACAAATCAAGCACGAAATGATAAATTAATACATTTTAGTTGAAGTTAGGAGAATCGAACTCCTACTACCAGATCCAAAAACTGGTGTACTACCGTTATACGAAACTTCAATGGTACAAAAGTATAAAATATTTTGAATAAGTCAAAATATTTTATACTATTTTTTTATTCTTCTTTGTATTCTTCTAGATTTTCTACTGGAAGTTTTAAAAGGGTAGGATTATTTCTATAGTAGTCTCTCATTTCTTTAGAAGAAATTAAATGTTTATTTAATTCTTCTAATTGGTTAAGATAGACTTGAGTAGGATTAGCGGTTGATCCATAGATTACATCTACGTGATCACAATAGATCTCCGTTTTAGCATCCTGCCACTCTTCAGCATTGAGTTGATCAGTGACGATCATGAGATTTTGTTCTCCTTTTAGGAGATATATATGATCGTTGATATTTATTGAATCTACTGATTCTTTTACAACCTCTTCAACAGTTGGTTTACAACTGGTTAACAATAAAAGAAAAAAGATTAGTTTTTTCATAGGATTTGAATACTGACTAAATAATATTTTGCTTGTTCTCTTTTTACGTACTGAATAAAATCATTAGTAACGTGATGATGCATTGCGTTAAATGCAGCAGCTCTTTGCTTTTTGACCCATTCCTCTGAACGGTCTACTTGTTTGAACTTGTTATCAAGTTCCTTATAAGAATGGGTATATTCCCATTCTCCTCCTAATCCTGGGATTAGGATTACAGAATGTTTCACTAACATTTTAATAGATTTTTAGTTGAAAAAATACTAATTTATTTTTATGAAAAAGAAATTGGGAGTATGTAAGGGCTCCCAATTTCTTTTAATTTTGGCAGATAAAAAGATATTTATTAAATAAAATGAAATTTTTATGTGCCATTTTGTCACACATTGTGCCATTTTGTCACACATTGTGCCATTTTGTCACATAAAAATAACAAATTATTACCAAAAGATAAAATAAGACTCAGTTTCTTGGTCTTCAATAAGAATCATGAAGATAAATAACTTTAAAAGTTTGACCATCTTTCCACACTTTTAGTACAGAAAAGTTAGCAAACTTACCAAGTTTACCTAGTTTTTCACTTAGTTTACAGTAATGACTGTAAACATAATACTCTCCGAAAATTTCGTAGCCTATTCTTGACACTTTTTAATAATTGGAGATATTTTAATATCTACCGAATTAGCATCAAGTTGAACTGGTCACAACAGTCTGGTCGACCATTGCATGGATTTAAATACCTGAAAGATTTACCTGTAACACCATCAAAATTATCATTTTTAATGAAGTAGTCAGGTAGAACATAGACTAGTTCATTGTTAATAATACAAAATCTGTTTTCCATATTTTTTTTATTTTAGTTTACTGAGCTTGCGAACGCTTTCGCAAGCTCAGCATTGTTAATTTTCAATTTGGTTCACTTTCTTTCTTGTTTCTTCTTTCTTTGGTATATATACGTAGTATATATACTTTCTTTCTTAAAGAAAGAAGAAACGCGTGCGTGTGCGTACGCGTGTATATTACTATTGGATAAATTTATTTCCAATAGAAAAAAGTAACTTTTTTCACAAAAAGTTACTTTCAGATTGTTTAACTTAAAAAAGTAGAATTCGTTGATTGTAGACTGGAGAGAATCGGACTCTCTACACTAAAAGTGTACTCCAAGCAGTCTTCCGTTTAAGAAAATGGTTTGTTAACCCAGTTTTCCTTCTGGGAGACTATTAGTCTACAAGTTCCAAGTCCCAAAGCTTCTTTTCTCTAGGGTCAGCAAGTTCTGCTAAAGGAGAAGCTTTGACAATTCCATCTTTAGTAATGAATCCCATTGATGGACGTGAATCTGTTCCAATTTGAGTAGCACGGAATTTCTTTCCTTTTAGCTTACTCATTAGTTCGTGAACATCTCCTGACCTTAGATAACAATCGTTATAAAAATCAACAAATGTTCCTTTAAAGATTGTTAGGACTTCTTCTTTTATAAAGGCTGAGCCTTCAAGACGACCTACAGTAACACGACGTCTGTAGGTATGAGGGAACAATGCATAAGGTTCTTCTACACCTGCTGCATTGAGTTTAGAACTAGGTACGGCATAAATTGCCTTACCATTTACCATCATTTTACCCCAAGAAATTTCACTTGGGATAGTTACTACGTCCCCATCGTGAAGAATTGCCTCTTCATTGATGGTGGGTTTTAGTTTTGCCATATCTGATGGCAAAGCTGCAACTGGTTCCATACCTAGTTGCTTTGAAATTACATTTCTTTCCATAATAAATACTTATTAATTGGTTCTAAGTTTTAGAAGAAATACATACTTGCTAGTTAGACACAAAACTCAAATTGGGCTTTACCCAAATTTGAATTTTTAGGATAAAAATATCCTACACTACATTTGTAGTGTAGGATAAATTTGCAGAGCCAAAGAAATTAATTCTTTTGTGGTTTTGAAATAGTTGAATTCTCAATTAGTTCATCTAATTGATAACTCGTCCATCCGTCTTTTGACTCATTATAAGATTTAATCCAAACCTTATTTTCATAATCGTACGTTTTAATTCTGTCGGTGTGTGGAGTTACCACACACGTAAAAATTAAATCTTTTAATAACTGTTCAGCACCATGTTTCCACTCACCGTATGTAACACACTTTAGCCACATCGTTTTGTATTTGTCAATCAAAGACCCTGAATAAAGAGGTTGACTACGACGGTTGACTTTTGCCACGCCGTCCTCGTTGACGACGGTTGATATAGTTTTTAAGAATGTGCCATGGCACACTTTAACAACCACACCTGTTGGTTTTTTATCCGCATCGAGTTCTTCGAACATTAACATAATGTCGAACTTTTCGACATTGTTAATCTTTGTTTTGATGTCTTCTTGTGAATCATCAAAACCGCAGAATGTGTACAACATTCCATCAGAGAAAAATTGGATACCCTTCTTTAAGGTGTCGGTATTTGACACACGCTTAGCTGTTGCCATAATCGTAAAATTTTAAAACATTATACTTTTACGTTAGTATAGATACAAATACTTGCTAGTTAACCACCTTTAGTTTGGTGGGTAGTTATCCCACAAAACTAAAAGCTTTTAGAGTTTATCAATCTGCTCTATGAACGCAGAATGCACACTCATTAAAAGTGACACATCTGATATATTTTCTATGTTATCCTTTATAGTTTTTCGGATAACACTCACAAAATCTGCTCCTCTAAAAGTTAATAATTCATCAGCAAAGATAAAAATATCTCTGGAAGTTACTTCGTGAGTAGATAATTGGCAACTTCGTTCTTCTTCATTAGTAAATGCTTGTACATTAAAGAAGTGTTGCATGGACCATCTATAAAATTCAACGGGCATCATAGAGTTGTTTGCTATAAGAAAGGTATTCCTTTCAGTTTGAAAAATTGATATGTCAGACTTAGTAAAAGCCAAAAAGGCAGCTTTTATTATAGCCTCTCTAACATCCCAAATTTGTTGTTCTGAGAAATTTACTAAACTAACGAAACTCGATGAACTAATCTTTTGTTCGATGATAACTATTTTTTTCATCTGCTTTTAGCCTACCCGTCCTTTACGGGCATTAATTAAACTTAATTGTATATCAATTGGCTAATTTGATATACAACTTTATGTTAATACAGAAATAGATACTTGCTAGGTAGACGCACTAATAAAAAATAATCCCCAACCTAAAAGGTTGAGGATTATTATTTTACTTTCACACTTAATTTGTCATCCTACAGAATTACTTCATAATCTGCCAGAGCGTCTTCACTTGGTAAATAACCTAAATGGTCAAAATTCATTATTTGCTTATTAAGCCACTTATCATAGCCCTCAAGAAATTTCTCAATAAAATAATTTTTTGGTAAATTCCTTAACGTTTCTATTGTAATGGCTTTATCAGTTATTTCAAAACCTTGTCTACGCACATAAAAACGTGTGCACCTAACCCCCGCTCCTGTAAGCCCGCAAAAGATGTACAATTGTTCACTTATAGATTCTGCTGTCAAAAATTTTAACATTAAATCTGCCATAATTTGCCCCTGCAATAATTTAATTAAAAGCGTTGCGTGGACTTGTCTCCGCTTTGCGTGTTCACTGTCTTTATGACTGCTATTAGGTGCTATTCCCCAATGTCAAGTTATTAAAACAAATATTAGTACTGACACATCATAAAATGCTACTATTCTTCACATTCTAGTGTTTTTCCACAATACGTGTTAAACAACTACGTTGTTTTAGAAATATATACATGCTAGTTTCCCATTTTGTGACCCAGGGGGCACAAAATAGGATATCTACTCCCTATTCACTCACTTCCTATACACTCACTTCCTGATTTATTCCTCTTTCAATACATATTTATAACTAACATCAATAGAATTAATCCGATCACTAAGTTTACCTTTCCAAAAATAAAGGGGGTTTACATAATAAATTCCTCTTGCTTTTTTATCTTTAATTAATAATGTAACTTCTACCAATTTTTTTAAGGCTTTAGTAATAGCAGATTTTTTTAATTGAGTTTTTTCTATAATATCTTCATAAAAACCATTTAAGTTAAAAATATTACCTATCGGGGGGTTTCCTGCAAATCCCGCATTTAAAACAATATATTGTAAAGTTTTAAAACTAGCTTCAGTTAATTCCCCTAATTTATCTAAAACTGCAGGAAACATATATACAAAATCTTTAGGAATCTCTTTTATACCTTTAGTATTTTTAAAATACTTTAGGATCTCATCATTCTTATGAACCCATTCATTATTATATTTTAAATGTTTAAACTTTTTATGTAATAAATCTTCAAAAGATTTATCTCCTTCTATAGTATCTATTAATTTAAAATTAATATTATGGGTAGAATATTCTTTTAATCTTCTTTCTAAATTAGAAGTGTATCCTATTTTATAATAGTTATCTTGTTCTATTAAATAAATCATTCTAATAAATATTTAGTTGTTATACTAATTGCCTTAGTTCTATCTCCTAAATTTCCCTGAAAGAAATATTTAGGGTTTAAATAAAAAGTTTGTCGATCATTTTTTGCCTTTAAAAGTAAAGATTTATTAATTAATTTAGTAACTGCTTTCTTTATTGTTTCTAAAGAAAGCCCAGTTTCTTTAACTAACATAGCTTTAAAAGTATTTGTATAACTAATTCTATTACCAATTTCTCCTTCAGCATAAAAATCTGCTTTTAACATCATAAAAACTAATATATTACTTTCAGCTTGAGTCAATTTACTAACTATTGGCAAAGCTTGTACAAATATCATACAAAACTCTTCTTTAGATTTACATTTAATTACTTGTTCTGTATTAGTTACTAATATCTCTCCTGTTAAAGGATCTACTGATTCTGTTTGAGTTTTAATTTTAGTATATTCTGCCATAAATAAATAAGAAAGGAATTCTACATAATTTATTAGAATTCAGTTAATTATAAAATATCTCGGAGTATTTAAATACCTATCTCGGAGTATCTAGATACCCATTTCAGGGTATTTAAATACCTACTTCAGGGTACAATTTATACTATGAGAATAATTAAAATTAAACCTCCTCATGGTATTTTTTATACCCTAAATAAAATATATCATTGATATATGAAAACATTAATAACTGGTAGTACTGGCTTTATTGGCAGCAATTTAATAAAATTTATACAAGCTGATGGCTTAGATTTACATGATGCTACTTATACAGGTAGTATTCTAGATTTAAAATTTTTAGATAAAGTATTTCAGAATAATTATGACCTAGTTATCCACCTAGCTGCAATACCTGGTGTAAGGGAGCCAAATAAAGCCCTACAGGGGGATGTAAATATTAGGGGATTCTTTAATATTCTGACTATGTGCAAGAAATATAAAGTTAAACACTTAATGTATGCTTCATCTTCTTCAGTTTATGGTAGTCAAACTCATCAATCTGAAAATACAATAGATCTACATCCTATTTCTTATTATGCTTGTACAAAATTATCTGATGAGGTATTAGCTAATACATTTAGTAAAGATATGAAAATTACAGGGTTGAGATTTTTTACAGTATATGGTCCTGATAGTAGACCAGATATGGCTATACAAAAATTTATTAAACTTCTAAAAGAACAAAAACCTATAACAATTAATGCTTGTTCAAGAGATTTCACTTATATTACAGATATTGTTAAAGGAATTAAATTACTTTCCAATAGAAAGGGGGAGGGGCATGAAATATTTAATATAGGTACAGGTATTTCAGTACCTGTAATTACTTTATTTAATATGATTAGTCTTAGATTAATGGAATTAGGGTATAAATTAAATTCTCCTATTAAATTTTCTAAACCTCCTCAAGAAGATGTAGAATGTACTTGTGCAGATACAACAAAATTATATAAAGAATTAAATTGGAAACCTTCAGTAATGATAGGTTCTGGAATTAAATTAACTATAAAATAAAAATAGCCTCCACTTAGGAGGCTATTTTAGTTTAAAAAGATAGTTTATAATCTTTATTCATAAATTGAGAACCTATTCCTACAGGAATAGCTACTCTATAAATATTAGGATCAGTCCAATCTCTTGGAATTCTTAAATCATAGGGTAAAATATGTTTTGCTGTTCTTAATTTATCATCGGGTAATGCTATATATGTAAATTTATCATGTTCATCTCTATGCATAGGAATTTTTTCTCCATTAATTTCTTTATAAGCAGGTTTAGAAATAAGTAATCCTGACTTTTCTTTATTTGCTTTGTTTTTAATTTTTTGCATAGAAGCATAATCTCCATATAAATTAAATTCATCTGTCATATCATATACTTTAGGAGTTCTAACAACAAATCCATTTAAATCATTACTATAAGGTGATGGAAAATTTTCACTAGGAACTTTAGATATAGAAGTTCTAGAATTTATAAGTATAGGATAACCATCTGTTTTTTTATAAAAATATTCATTAGGAGTTTTAATAAAATTTTCTTCAGGTAAATTTTTATATATTCCTTTTTTATTTCCTATACTAGGAGACATAATTTCTATTCCTGAATTATAAGGTCCTATTAATTGTCTATATTAATTATATTTAATTAAATATCTATCAGGTCCTCCATATTCTCCAATTCCATGTCTATCTAAAAATAATGTTCCTAATAAATTATCTGCCCAAGCGTCAGTAGGTTTTACCTCAATTCCGTGTGGAACTAACTAAGTATACCTTTTAGTATCTCCTCTAAATAGTAACTAGGGTTCTCCCTAAGCATTTACTGCTGCTGTATTACCTCCTAATTCTTTTACATGTTTATATAAAGCTTCAGCTATTTCTTGATCAGAAATATTTGTATTACCTACTAAACCGTATCTTTCTCTAACTTCAGGAACATATTTTAAAAGCTATTCACCATTTATAGAGCCTTCAGGAATTTTCATTCCTCCATAATCTTTAAACATTTTTACTGCTTCTTCTCCCTATAAATGTTTAATTAATTTTTTAGTAGGTTTTGCCTATATTAATCTTTTAACTAACGGGGTCATTTTAAAATTTGCATTAGGCAACGCTTCAGAAAAACTAGGACTATATAAAAACTTTATATTTTTAGGAGTAATTGTAATATCAGGTATTTTTGAAAAATCTTTCCCCGATAATTCCCAAAGTATAGGATCCTTTTTCTATAAATAATTAGTAATTGGTTTCTTTGCTAAATCTATGCTTCCTCTAATTAAGCTTTTACCTCCTTTAACTGCTAAACCTCCAGCTGAAGGAACTAATATATCTTCTAGCATTTTAACTTCCGAAGGTAACTAACTACTAGTAGTTCCATAAGGTTTCCCTCTTAATTTATCTGCAGCTAAATTAATATATGTACTAGGAGAACTAATTTCTGCAAATCTTTCTAATTCTTTCAGTGCTTTTTCTTTCTGTTTCTAATATTTAATTTCTTGCTCATAATAATAAGCCTCCTTTGCATATTTTCTTTTTAATACTTCTGGAAGATCTTCTCCAGCTGGACCTATATAAAGCATTTTAGGAGTATATTCCTCAGGAATTGCAAAAATATTCTAATCTAGTACTGGAGTATTAATATTAGTAACATCTCGTCTTGCTTTTAATTTATCCAAGTAATTAATATTTTATAATTATAAATATCTAAATTATTTTTATTTAATGAGCAATTTTTATTCTTTAGTTGCATGATCATAAATATTTTTAGCATTTTCTCCTAAATTAACTATAAAAGGAGCAGTTTGAAAAACTCCTATAGGATATGTATATTTTCTATACTTTTCAGAAACTGGATCAAATCCATGTCTTCCTTTTTTTATTAAACGACGCCTCTCCCTAGGAACAGAAGCTCGCTCAATCCAAGCCGCTACAGGTTCGCCCTATCCCCATATACCATAATCCATATTAAATCGCATTTTTCTAGGAAGACGTTTCTATAATAAAGATCTTATAGTTTTATCAGCTATAGCGAAACCTCCTCCAGCTAAATCTAAACTATTATCTATTGAAATTCCTTTCTAATACATATCATTAACTGCAAAAGGAATAGGAGCAACATTCATTGCAACAGCCAATTTAGGATTAATAGCATGAGCTACTAAAGATGTAGCATCATAGACAGTTCCTAACTTAGAATCATTAAAATTTCTATAATAATCAGCAGCTGCAGTAAGAGGAGCCACTTTTGTAAAACTTAAAGGGAATGTTACACAATTCTATAGGCTATTTGCAGCAGAAATTACCTAATCATCTGACCAATCTCTTCCTCCATTAGGTGTCCCATAAAGTAATATATTATTATATCTACACTATGTAGCTAGCTATCTTTTTCTTTCCTCAGCTTTTATCTATTCTATAGATTTTGTAGCTGGACCTATATAATGCATTTTAGGAGTATAATTCTGAGATTTAATTTTAATAAAATCCTAAAAAGACATAGGATTTTTATAACCTTGTTGCAAATATAAATCATAAGCTTGTTTATTAGCTTTATACTCATCACTCATGATTTTAATTGCAAAAACCTTCTTTTCTAGTTCTGGATTATTAATATTAGTAACATCTCGTCTTGCTTTTAATTTATCCATGTAATTATAACGATCGTATCCTTTATTTTTTAAATTTGGCATAATATAATATTATTATATAACCATATATCTAATCTAGCAGATTATCCTACAATAGTATAATAAATAAATTATAATATTGCATAGATTTATTAATTTAAATTAAAAATTGTATGGAAGATAAATTTGAATATGTAGATCTAGGTTTAACTTCTGGCACTTTATGGGCAAATTAGAATTTACCTGGATATTATGCTTTTGGTGAATTTAAAGAAAAAGAATCTTATACTTTAGATAATTCAATTACTTTTTATAAAGATAAAAAGAAATTAATATCTGAAGGTTTATGTGATTACAAAGGCAATATTATAAGTAATCATTCTTTTTCTATACCAACTAAAGAACAATTTTTAGAATTAATGTCTGAATGTACTTGGAAATGGGATAATAACCTTTTAGGTTATACTATAACTAGTAATAAAAATACTAATTCTATATTTTTAGGTACAGATGGATATAAACTAAAAACAGATATTGTAGATAAAGGAATATGGGGTAATTATTGGACTTCTACTATAATTGATGGACAATTCTATGCTTGTTATCTTTATTTCTTTAAAAATGCTATTTATTATGAAAATCATTCAGAAAGATTTTATGGAAGATCTATTAGACCAGTATTAAATACTAATACAGATAATAATGGAACTACAACGGAAGATGGTAGTGATGCAAGTATTACTATAGACCCTACTCCTACACAAAATAGTAATAATGCAGTTTCTTCTGGTGGAGTTTATAATGCTATAATTACAGTAGATAATAAGATAGGACAGCCAGTTTCTTTTACCTTTACTTATGATGACGACACTACACAGACTTATAACCTATTAACTTCTAATTCGTAATACTATGGATATGAATAATGTAAAAAGTATCTATGATAACACGGTAGGAAAAGAAGTTAAGAAGATACAAGATGCGAATGGAAATATAATCTGGTATAAAGTGCCCGATGGTTTTAGAAAAGTGGAGTATATTCATGGAGATGGAGAACAATATATTAATACGGGCTATGAGTCTAACACTAATATAGAGATAGATTTTAAGTATAAGTCTGACCAAATTCCTTTTTATCAACCAGGATGGGGAAGTAATACTCGAGCTATAATAGGAGGGCGAACAGCTGTACTGAATGGTATAAGTTTGTGGGAAAGAGATGGAAACTATCAATATGGAGAAGCCTCTACAGCTTATCCTGCCATTAAAACCGCTCTCGAAAATACAAATATCCACACCGTTAAGATAGCAAAAGGAGGAGACTTATATGTAGACGAAACTAAAATTCTAACTTACACTCCTGGTTCTTCATTCCTATCTGGCTCTTATATCTATCTATTTACTACTTTGTCAGCTTATAAAGCAGGATATACGAGAGAAGACGGAACAGACAAGAGAACAATGGTAGGAAGGTTCTATAATTGTACAATAAAGGATAATGGTGTAGTAGTAAGATATTTAATTCCTATGTTACGCAACTCAGATAATAAGCCAGGTATGTATGACTTAGTGAATGATGTCTTTTATACTAACGCAGGAACAGGAGAATTTACGTGGGGAGAATTGTAATATGAAACATAGTACAATAACTTATAAACAGTGGAATGATTATGACAAATAAAAGAATAAGAATAGGTAAAGATATCGCTATTTCATGGGAGATTAATTCTCCTATGGATTTAGTGGATACAGACTTAACTATACAAATGAAAGACCCTAAAGGAAATAAAGTAGATATAGAGGATTTCGAACTAGTTGATAAAACAATTTCCTTTGGTCTACGGGGTACGGCTTTTGCTTATCTTGGAAATTATACTTTAACTCTATGGTACAAAAAAGGTGAAGTAGGTCAGACAGTAGTAGATGTAGTAGGGGCTTTCGAATTAGTAGGGTCAACGGAACAAGAAGACGAAGGTTGTAATTGTGGTTGTGGAGCTTTAGACGTAAGTACAGTAGACCTATATGGAGACCTAACTTTTTCTATCGGTACTCTCTGGAATTCTGCAAATTTAGGAGCTGATTCTCCTTTATATACAGGTAATATTGTAGCTTATGGAGAAATTATAGATAAAAATCTTGATAAATATGGTATTTCTAATTGGGAATTTGCTATAAATGATTCTACTACAGAAGTTTAGAAGAACCTACTGAATTAGATTGGTTAGAATTAGCTGCTAATATAGATCATATTGAGGATAAAGAAACTTATAAAATAGTTTATTTTAAAAATACTTTTGAAGTATTAATTTTTACTCCTGGGCACATAGAAAATGGTGAAGAAAAATCAGATTATTATTATTGGACTAAAGATTTAGTTTCTAGTCAATTATTAAATACTTATAGAGAAGCTAAATATGCAGATATTTCTTTATTAGATCCAGAAATAGAAATATTACCTTCTATAGATTTAGTTCAGGGACTCCAATTAAGATATGTTAAAAAACCTAATAAATAAAATTATGACATAGTTCGTTTATGATAAAATAAAAAGTGGTACTACAGATCCTATTATAATGGATTCTAATGCTGTAGGTGCTCCGCAAGTAATAGCTACTATGGATATTGGTGGAATTAAAAAAGGAGATACTTTTACAAGTATTTAGGAATTACTTTCTACATTAATTACTCCATATAAAGCACCTACATGGTCACAAAGTTTGAATCCTGGAAAAGTAGAAAAAGGTATAAATACTAATATTACTGCTAGAGTTAATTTTACTACACAATCTAATCCTGTAACTGAAATAGTAATTGACGGAACTAACTTTCCAATTACTACTGAATCAGGATATAAAGAAAAACTTATTACTATTGAAAAAGATACTGCTTCAAAAACAGTTAATTTTAGTATTAAAGATAATACAGGTAATGTACTTACAGAATCATTACCAGTAACTATAGAGGGCAAATTTAAACTAATATTTAGTACTAAATCTTCTTTAACTGCTACTGAAATTCATGATATGGATAATGATAGTGATTGTGTAGTTAGAGAATTTTTTGCAGCTAAATCCCACACTGTAACAAATACTATTGCAGGAGCCTATACATACTTTATAGTGCCATCTAAATATACTATAAATTCTATTAAAGATTCTATGGGAACTGCTGTTAATTATTCTCAAATTAATACTTTAAATGTATATCAGCATGATTCTTCTTTAACAGAATCTTATAGAATATATAGAACTGCTGGTACATCTTCTCCAGGATAGATAATTTATAAAATTAATCAGTAATAATTATGCCAACCATAAATAAAAATAAATAGATTTCAGGAGGTTCATTGTACTCTACCGATTCAGACCATATATTAACAACAGCAGATCAAATTTATGATGAATAGAAAGGCTGCTATGTTAGTGAATATGATTTTAGTGGTAATGTAAAGTCAGTTAATGGTGAGTTTCCTGATTCCAATGGAAATGTTGAATCTGAAATTCATTATTATTTTTAGCCTCAATCAGGTAGTAATGCAATAATTTGTAAAAAAGGAAAAAATTGGCAAACTCTAAACCAATCAGAACTACAAGCATTATTTACAGTATATACTAATACAGATGTAGATAAATTTAAAAAATACAAATTTTATTATAGATAGAATTGTCCTCAAATCGGACGTCATAATCTAAATAGTATTATACATTTTATTTTTTTAGAAACAGAGGATTATTCATCTAATAGGGCTAAATATATAGATGTTACTTTAACTTCGGAAGGGGTGCTTGATTATTGTGAAATTAATACTCCTTATATTAAAAATTTACAAATTATTAATAATAATTTAGTAGTAACAACTAACACAACGACTGAGAATATACCTTTGCCTGAAGGAGGAAAAATAGATAATATAAGTTTTGATGGATCTAATTTAGATATTACTAATAAAGTAGTTACTCTTCCTGAAATAACTTTAACTGCTTGGAATATAGATAATGATAATCCTACAACTATTAAAATTGTAGGAAAAACTAATTAATAAGAAGAGGATTTTCCTCTTCTTTTTATTTAAATTAATATGTTAGAAAATTATAGACACTTAAAATATAATAATTCAGAAATAAGAATGTTAGTAGGTAAGGATACTAATAATAATGATATTATTTTCTGGCATGGTTCAGATTCTATTAAAGGACCTTTACTAATTTCTGCAGATAATCAAAATACCTTTCAAACATATTGTAATGTAGAATATACTTCTTCAAGTATTAAATATGAATTTTTTATTAAAGATAAAAATGACAATATTTTAAGTACTACAAAACAAACTATTACTAATTTATTAAATAAAGTAACTATTAATACTACTAATGAATAGTATACAATAAATAATACAAGTGATTTTAATTATACTCCAAGTGAACCTTTAGCTTTAGATTTAGGTAAAGATACAACTGCTCCTAGAATTTTTTCTAGTTCTATTAATTTACCAACTTATAGTGGTTGTACTTTTTTAACTATTCCATCTAAAATTTATGGAGAAACACTTGTAGGACAAACTGGACTACATATTAATGGTTTGTTAACTCAGAAAGAATCCTTTTCAGATATTTGTATGGCTTCTTTTTCTAATAATAATGCTTTATATACAATTTGTACTGCTGAAAAACCTGCTATTATAGTATATGAACCAAAATATAAATATGCAGTTAATATAAATGCTGCTAAAAATTCTGAGGTAATAGGAACTTATAAATACACAGAAAATGGGGTAGAAAAAGAAGGAAATCTTTATGATGCCGATTTAAATGGTATAAAAAATAATAATCATAATAGTGCTACTCTTATTTATAATGAAGCTGGAATTCAATTATTAAATAATACAGATTTACAATGGAAAATAGGTATAGGTTGTGGATTTTTAATTGCTGGAGATGATGAAGAAATTACATGCTCTAAAATCCAAAAATAGTCTATTTATCATTTAACTTCAAATAAATATAATGTAGGTTCAGTTGATAATCAACTAGCAGGAGGATTATTTAAAGTAAATAATGACGGATCTTTAACTATTTATACTAAAGCTACAGAAACTAAAGCAGCAGGAACTTTACCTGATGGGAATGTTATAGCTTTAATTTAGATAGGTAAAAATCCTGATAATTTTTTCAAGCAAGGCTATAGATTAAAAACTAATACTAATCCAGTTATAGGTAATAACTTTTGGCATTTTCATGTAGGAGGTAAATCCTTAGCTTTATCTACTTATCAATATGCTTTTCCTACTTAGTATTCTACTTCATGGAATACATCTGACGGAGTTAGTGTAGAACCTTGGTCAGTTTAGAGTATTGTTCATACTGAACAAGGTAATTTTTTAGATTTTAAACCTATTGAAGGAGAATGGTATGCTTTATATGTAGATACTAATGCTGCACATAAAACTGCTACAGATATTACTTGTGATTTAATTAAAATTCGTTTAGCCACTCCTTTCGAAAAACAAAAATGGTTAAATACTGAAGAAACTGTTATTCAAACTAATGGAGATGTTAGAGTAGAAAATAATGAAATTAAATGTGATTTTAAAATTACTTTAGAAGATACTAATTAGACAGAATCAATAACTTTAACTTTACCTCAAGCTAAAGAATTAAATACTGATATTAAAGTTTTTGAAGAATTTTATCAAAATATAAAAAATGAAAAGGAATCTTTTAAATATTATCCTTATAATAAAAAATATATATTAAAAATAGATTCTAATAATCCTTCTCCAGAAATATTTGATTCAGGAAATCCAATTGATAAAGTATATTATAGTGGATGCACTTTTAATGTATATAATGATATTATAAAAATGCCTAATTATTATTCTGGAATAAATAGTTTAAATATTATAGGTTTAACTTATACTGATTCAGATGATCAAGATAAATCTTTAGGTTAGGGTGTTGTTGCTGAAGGTGATGGAAATAATTTTGTAAAATATCCTTCTGGTAATACAGTTTTACCTATTATTAATTGGAATCCACAGTCTTTTTATCGTTGGCAAACAACAGAACCTTCATCTGGAAAATATATTGTAAAATCTGGACCAAATGATACAAAAATTTATTATATAGAAGATCCAAATTTAACTATTAAAAATAGAAATATGGGCTCATCTTATAGTTAGTGTCAATGTTTTGAATTTGTAGGTCCTGATGCAGAACCTACTGGAAATTCAGGTTATCATTGGGAAGATACTCATAAAATATCTGCTATTAATACAGGTAGAATATTAAATACAAGTATTTTACATGGACCTGATATAGGACGTTTTATAGGATATTTTAAATTTGATTCAAATTTAAATTAGGATTTATTTACTGATAAAGATCCAGTAACATAGAAATATATATTTAAACCAACAACAGGTTATTTTGTACATTGGCACACTTATATTAATACAGGTAATGATTTTGGAAGTGCTTCTGCAGGAGCAAACATTGGAGCAATATTATTGCCTAAATTAAGAGATGATGCTTATGCTTTATGTAAACATGTAAATGATCCAACATTATATAATGCAAATGTAGGTATTTTGTCTAAAATTTATAAATATACTAAAATAGGAGATACTTATAACTATAGCCTCACAACACCTTAGGTACATAAAGATGCTGATGAAGTAGCACCTTATATTACAGACGGAGTTGATTTTTATTTTCCTGAATTTGAAAAATGGTATGGTTTAATTATAGATCCTTCGTAGTCTGCTACATAGTATAAACAATCTACTTATAAAGGAAGGGATAAACATATCTATTTATGTGAAATAACAGATGATAATGGAGAAGTAAAAGAAGAACATAAACCTTATCTTTTTTCTAATTAGGTGGAAAGATATTGTAAAAAAGAAGTTAATTCTTTTTTATTTTCTATTACAATTAAGGATACAGATACTAAAACTTGTTCTATACCAATTAACGATATAGAAACCTACTTTGAAGTTAAAAAAGAGGATAATATAATTACAGAAATTATTTCTTTTAAAGAAGAACAAAAAAATAATTTAATTAATACTTACCCTGAAGCTTTATTTAAACCTACGAATGACTTATGTTTAAATATAGAAAAAACTGCAAATAATAAAACTATTTATAACATAAATAATCCTATTTGTATTCCAGAAATGAGCGGATGTAGATTTGTAAATGTAATTTAATATATAAATAATAGTGTAAATAATATGAACAAAGAAACACTTACAGTTAAAACTGTAAAATTAATACCTAATAGTCCAGGGCAACCATCAGGAACTTCTATAGAAGAATTGGCTAAACAAACAATTTAGGGTAAATTTGATAATGGGGCAGCTCGTAAAGCAGCTTTAGGAGATAATTATGCAGCAGTTTAGGCTTTAATTAATAAACAATTAGCTGGTAAAAGAATAACTCCTAAAGTAAATCAAGATTGGGATTTGGGAACACTACCTGAAGGAGTTATTACTCCAGAGGTTGTTAAAGAATCTCCTATTATAGCTCAAGAAACACCTACCGTGGTAGCTGAGGATCCTTATCAAATTAGTGCTGAACCTTATCAAGAAAAACAAATTTTAACTAATGGGCTTTTAGATAATGGACAACTTAGTATACATCCATCTTCTCAAAAAGAAATAGAAACTGTTTATTTAAATAATGATTTTTATCCTGTAATTAATTCTTCTGATTATTCTTCTTTAGAAATTCCTGATAATATTCAAGAAACTCCAGTAGAATTAAATATTCCAAAAGAAACAAGAGTGCCTAAAAAAGTATTTACTAAAGACGATATGGCAAAACTTTTAGCTAATTATATAATTTTAGTATATAATTAACATTTATTAACTTTCATAATTCTATTTCATATAGTAGACTTGAGTATGGAAATGCTACATGAAATTGAGGAAAAAATCCTTACAGCACTTAGAGAAGGAAAGTCATTTAATTATAATGATAGCGGATACAATGTATCTGTAAATTCTTCTGATTCAGGTTATTCTCTTAAAGTAGAATATGATTCTACTAAAGATGGTAACAAGATTATTCGTGATGCTTTTGATCAATATCTAGATGATTTGACAAAAGTAGATCTTTATTCTAAAATAGTTGATTCTTTTGCTCCTGGTGAGTTGAAGAAAATTGATCAGAAATTTAATTCAAATGATCCAGCAACTATTCAAGAAGGTATTAAAGAGTTCACTACAGTAGCTAATCGTTTTGTAAAAGCCGCACTTGATGAAAATCATAAAAAATATGTAGCTTTGAAAAAACTAATAGTTAAATAAGATTTGGAAAAATAAAATATTTAATCTATCTTTGCATAAAGATAGATTAAATATATTGGGGAGTGGTATAATGGTTATTATGACAGACTCTAAATCTGGTTGCCCCCTGAAGGCGTCGATCTGGGTTCGAGTCCCAGCTCCCTAACTAATTAATCATATATTTAATGGAATTACATGAAATCATGCATCCTTTATCTAAAAAGGATATAATTCAAAATTTTAAAGATGAAACAAAAGAAGAAATAGCAAAGATAGAATGGTTAATACAACAAATTGAAGACAATTCATTAATTAATGAACAATGGTTTTTAGATTTTTTAGATAAAATGAATGCTTTATCTATTAAATACTAAAAGAAAAGACGCCCGACTGTGAAGTTGGGCGTTTTTTATTTAAATAATATTATATAATTATTGTTAACAGATTTAAAAACAATTTAATACTATTAATATGACTAAACAAGAATTTGATCAATTAATTTCTCAATATGATGGAAAATTAATAGATGCTACAGCTTTGGCTGAGTATCATTATAAACTTAAAAAGGAAGTAATAGACGAAATAGATAAAAAATTACCTCATACAGTTATTATTACTCCAGATTCTTATTCTCAATTAGGAAATAATTCAATAGAAATTACAGGATTTTCTACATTTCCTCAAAGTACAGATTATACATATTATTTATTAGTAAATAGTGTTGAAGAATTAATTCCTAGTAGTGCTTTTGATATTTATAATAATATCACCATTTCTAAACAATTTAATTCTAGTTGTATAATTTAGATTATTGTTAAAGATACAGATAATCAAGTTATAGGAGTTAGTAATATTGCTACTATTACAAAATATGAAGCAATAAAAACTATTATTTGGAATTCCGATGCTCAAGAATCAGAAATACTAACTAAATCAGTAGATAATCCAATTAGAACTACTTATAAAGGGCAATTACACTTTGAAAGACCAAATAATGCTACAGATCCTGTAACTATGTGGATTAGTATTCCTTCAGTTTTAGATGCTCCAAAAAGAATTATGGGTTCTAATTTTGCAGTATTTGAATATCAATCTTCTGAAGATAATTATGATATTTATGCTTTAAATCAAAATTTAGATCCTACAAGACAAAGTGAAGATATAATCTTGCAATAAATTATTGTAAATATTTATGCATCAAAGTAATATTGTTCATGTAACAGAATTAATAGAAAAATTTAAACATCCTTTTGATAGTGACCTATGGTCTGGGTACAGAGCTTTAGAATCTTTGCTTCCAGCAGAATAGTGGCAACCTATAAGAAAAGAAATACTTGAAAATAAATAGTTACCTTCTTTAGAAGGTTTAGTTGATTTAGATGAGTATGAATCTACAAGATAGAAAATTTTAAAACAATGGGAAGCTGAAAGACAGGAAGCCTGTGATAATGGTATAAAGAAACATAAAGAATTTGAAGAAGCTTTTAAACAAAATACTAAACTATAGGATTTAGAATTCGATGAAACTTATACTTATAAAACTTCACCTACAAATCTAAATACTTTAGCGGACGGATTGTATTCAGAATTATACCTGCAACTAGATCTAGGCACTTATATATTAGATGGAAAACCAGATTTAGTTTCCATTAAAAACAATAAAGTTAATATCTGGGATTATAAATTTGTTAAACATATGGATAAACGAGGACATTTTAATTAGAAAATTAAAAATATTATTAAAATGAAATTTCCTTTAACTTCTATTGAAGATATTAATATTAAACATTATACACTTCAATTAAGTATTTATGCCTATATGCTACAACAAATAAATCCTAATTTAGAAATAAATAAATTAATTATTGTGCATTTTAATCCTAAAGGTATTAAACAAAAAATTTATGTTGTAGACTATTTAAAAGAAGAAGTTGAAAAACTTTTAATATATTATAAAAAACAATATAAACTAGATTGTAATAAAGAAAAAAGACAAAAAATAGTTTATTAATGGATTATATAAAGGAACGCACTATTATTTGTAGAGCTTGCCCTATATGCGATCAAATTAATGAAATATGTAATGGAAAACTCTATTTAGAACCCATATCTGGTAAAACTAGTATAAAACCTAAACCAGGTTATTATAGAGGTTGTAATTGCTTTTTAAAGCAAAAAATAGAAAATCCTAAATCTTCATGCCCAGCTCACAAATGGAACTCAGTTTAAAAAAATTAAAGAATATATTTTTAGGTACTTATAGAAATATATTTAATGAAAAAGATGATCTTGCTAAACAAAGATATAAAATTTGTATAACTTGTTCTCATAATAAATTTTATAAAGGTTTTGCAATATGTGATTTATGTGGTTGTATTTTAAATAGTAAAATACGTGTAGATAACGAAAATTGTCCAGAAAATAAATGGAAAGATATTAATAATAATTTAAATGATAATAATTTATGACTGAAAAGGAAAAAATAGCAGGCGATCTTTTAATGTCTGCATCTAGTGTATTTCCCCCTCTTGATAAAGATTCTATTGAAAAGAGACAACAGCGTACTAAAATAGAAGAAGCTATTAGTAAAAAAGCAGAAGAACTAGAAAAAAATAAAAAAATTGCAGAACAAACTATTGAAAATCTAGGAGCTAGTTTAGAAGAACTAGCATTAAAGCCTTATGGAGAATATGTATTAATCCAGCCTTATAGTACTAATCCTTTTATGGGAGAAAGAAAAACAGAGTCTGGACTTATTTTATTTGATCAGGGTGTAGGTGAACACTTCAGTCAAGAATCTGGTGAGTGGGATAAAGATGACCTTGGAATTGTAACAGGTATGGTTCTAGAAACTGGTCCTGCTTGTAAATATGTAAAGAAAGGAGATGTAGTTTATTACACAGTTCAGAGTGCAATTCCTATTCCTTTCTTCCATCAAGGATGGATTGAGATTCATGAAGGTAGAGTATTAGCTGTAGTTAATACAGATTTAGAAACACGTGAATATGGAAAACGTTAATAAAATATTTTTTACTCCAGGAGATGTAGTTAGGTTAAAATAGCATGATCTAATTCCATCTCCTTTAATGTTAGTAATACGTAAAGAAAATAATTTACTAACTACAGATGAAGCTTCTAAATTAAAAGGAATACGTTGTAGATGGTTTACAACTTCTAATTTAATGCAAGAAGCTGTTTTTAATTTTAAAGATTTAGAAAAAATAGATGTACATTAATAATCAAGAAGCAACAGCTCAATATGATCCAAATAGCGGAATCCGTGCTAGGGGTTTTGCAGGTAACTATATGAGACATAAAGTTAGCAATGAAGCTATGGCTGCAGCTGCTAATTCTAATTCTCCTTTGAGTCGCTTAGTAGCTAATACTGCAATGGATCCACGATTATTAGATTCTAGACGAGATTTTCGTAAATATGGACAATCTTTAGGAATTAATAATCTTTCTAGAAGAGAATGGAGAGCTGTTCAAGATAGTATGAGAGTTGCATCAGGACAAGATCCAAGACATTCTTGGGAAAGACGTGCAGGTAGAGCTCAAAGGGCTATTGAAAATATTCCTGGGGAATATGTAGGTACTGTAGTAGATCAATATGGAAAGCCTCAAGCTATTTATAGTGGAATGGGAGCTATCTCAGGAAATTATTATACTACCCATTATGGAATGAATAATGGAGGTCTTTATGAAAATGCTGTAAATGGATATGGTAAATCTGTTAAAGATCAAAATATTCAAAATAGTTATGATCATGGTATAGATGCTTCTAAAACTTATCTATTACAACAAAAAGTTGACCACGATAAAGTTGCTCAAGCCCAAGAAGTAAAGAATTTATGGGATAGTAAATTACAAGCTTTAGGTAAACCTATTGGACAATTATCTGATACTGAAAAAACAAATTTATATAATGATTTATTTACTGAGTTTAATCAAACTGATAATTGGGCACGCAAATTAGCACTAAAAACTTATTTGAGTGCACTTGATCCCACTAGTGCTAAAAATTTACCTATGGAAAATGAAGAAGATATTCTTTCTTCATATATGCCTTTTGTAAATAATTTACCTACTAAACAAGTTCAAGATGTAATGAAATCTCAATATACACAAGATCCAGTTACTGGATTATGGAAATTAATTTCTAATTTTATTCCTACTTAGAAAATTAATTTCAGTAAAAATGGAGGAGAAATTGAAATGATGCAAAATGGAAATCAACTTTCTAATAAACAAAAAGCTCAACAAAAAATATTAACAGGAGCTTTAATTGTTTTAGCTAGACAAAGACTAGAAAAGAAAGGAACTAAACCAACTTCTGAGAATTAGAATAAAGAAATGCAAAAAATTCAAGAAGAAGTGAAAAATAAAAAACAAGAAACTTTAGCTGCTTTATAGAATATAACAGAAAATGCAAAACCTGAATAGTTAGCCCAAATAGCTGATGAAGCAATGCAAACTCCTATGGCAAAATTTGGTACAAAACTTTCTTATATTAAAAGTTTAACTTCTCCATGTAAAGAAGGTGAAGAATTAGTATACTTTAAAAAAGGAGGTAAATTCTGTAAAGCTTGTATGCAAAAAGCTCAAAAAAATTGTGGAGGAGCTAAAGTAACAAAAGCTCAAGAAGGTCAACCTTTAGATATACAAAAAGCTTTATATTTAAGAAAAAGTTTTCCTGTTGGAACTGATACTTTAGGAGATCCTGTTTATATGACTGGTAGAGATTTAGATAAATTATATCTAGGTTATCAATTACGTCATGAGCAACGTCAACCTGTGTATGATTATAATCCTACTCAAGGATATATTACACGTCCTGAAACATCAGACGAAGCTATAGAAAGAAAAGGAAGAGATTTTTTATACAAAGATTTAGAGCTTATGGATATAATTACTACTCCTGAAAAATATTATGATCCTCAGTCAGGTTTATATAAAGTTCGTCCTGATTGGAATCAAGAGCAAGCTGAACAAGAAGCCCTTGATTTTCAACAATATGGTAGAGTACCTGAAAGATTACGTAAAAGAAAATAAAAAAATTATTTATTATGAAAATGTTTGTGCTTAATTAGCTTACAAAGCAAATTGAAATTAATGAACCTGAAGTTTTATTAATTAAGGAATTTGTAGCTCTTTCTAAAAGAGACAAGACTAAGCTAAAAACAAGAATGATGAGAGAACTTACTTATATTTATTTAGCTATAGATTGGAGTTCTCCTTATCGTGATTATTCTGAACAAGAAAGACATGAAGAAGCTCTTTCTGATGCTGCTTTATCATAGGAAGAATTTGATGATCCTATATTTAGAGCAGCTTGTAGAAAATATCAAGCCTTACAAGATTCAAATAAATCAATTAAATTATTATCTGCTGCAAAAACTGCAGCAGATAAATTAATTGAATATTTTGAAGATATTGTGGATTTAAATGAAAGAACTGATACAGGAACAACTATTTTTAAAGCCAAAGACGTTATTGCCGAAATGCAAAATATAAATAAATGTCATTAGACTTTAAAAGAACTTGAAGAAATAGTAAAATAGGATTTACAAGAAGGTTCTACAATACGTGCAGGTCAAGTAGATGGATTTCATCCTTATAATATTTAAATATGACGGATTTAGCAGCTTTAAAACGTGCAGAAGATCATGCAAAAGGAATTTGGGATTTTACTATAAACGATAAAATTGAGGTATTTGATCCCACACTTTCTTATGAATGTACTGGGTATAAACCTATTACTGATATAGAAGCTCTTGACTTTAATCCCGAATGGTTTATGGAAGCACGTAGAGTAAAAGAAAAAACTGGGCATTATTGTCCATATCTGAGGGGAAGTAAACGATATGATGAATATTGGATTGAATAGTATAAAAGATGTAAATATGGATATACTTCTCATGGTTATACTTTAACAGGAGATCATTATTTCTTTTTGAATTTTTATACATTACCTTTAGCAGATGCTACTGTAGATTCTGGTTCTGGATTAAAATATGGATTTCCTGATTTTTTTGTTTCTCAATATAAATTTTTTCATTATTTAGCTTTAGCAAGAAAAGCTCATAAACATTGTTGTTTAATGAAAGCCCGTTCGATAAAATCTTGTCGCTTTCTATAGTAATATAGATTGAAAAATTCCGAAATATCGGTAAAAGCTAAAATATTTCATGCTAATACCGAGGACGTACAGTTAATCACTGACGCCTGTAACGCATAGGCAATGAACGTTAAAGAGAGTAATAATTTGCCCACGAGTTCGGAACATCCTATTATTTAGGATGAAAATATATGCTGAACTTATAGGAAACTATAAGAACTATAGGATAAAAAGCCTATAGGATAACAATTTGAGGATTTTCAGAAATCAATGCATCAATTACAGCTAGATTATTTTCTATAATAGAAAAAAGTAAAACATTAATAACTTGTTATCGAGATGATCACGTATAGGGAACTTTTGCTAAAATTAAGCACGCATTAACATATTTAAATACAGAAACAGATGGAGGTATGGCAAATCTTTATTCTATTGATAGAGATATGCATAAAAAAGCTGGATTCTTTCAAAAAAATGAATAGGGTTAGTTTGAGGAATACGGATGGGGATCTGAAGTACGTGGCGTTGGAAGTAAAGATCCTGGTGTTATTCGAGGTGATCGTGTTGATTTATTAATTATTGATGAGGCTGGTTCTAATCCAGTACTAACTACTTCTTTTGTACAAGGTCAGGAACTTGTTGAAATTCAAGGAGTTCCAAGAGGGACTCTACTAATTGGTGGTGGATTTATATAAATTATTAAAAATATTAGTAACTTTATGACTAAAAAATATAATATATTTATTAATAATGTGCCTCGACTAATCGGGTAAAAACGGTGAAGGCTGAGACGCTAATACCGTGTTAATTTAAATAATAATATATTTAAACAATGTAACGCGTAGCAATTGAACCTTATAAATATAAGAATATAATATTGCCAAGAGTGCCCGACACATTTTATGTGAAAATGTACGCTGAACTTACAAGAATCAAATTGTAAGAAATAAAAGATAAAAAGCTTTTATGATAACATAATTGACAGGTGGTGATAAAGGTAAAGCCCTAGAAGGTTTACGTAAAATTTATGAAAACCCAAGAGCTTTTAAAGTATTACCATATAGACACGATATGACTCCTGATGGTACAGTTGTAGAAACTGGCTTTTTCATTCCTTATTATGAATAGGCACTTTTACCTGAATTTCAGGCAGGTAGAGGTTTAGCTAAAATAGAAGAATATAAAAAATTTCTTCAAGAAGAAAGAGATTTTTTACTTTCTGATCCTGAAAATTATCAAAAGAAATGTGCTGAACGTTGTTGGACAGCTGAAGAAGCTTTCCAATTAGAAGGTCAGAATAAATTTAATAAAATGTTGATTACAAATCAACTTGCCCAAATAAAATTACATAAAGTCGGACCAAGACCTGTTAAAGGTTATTTAGATTATACTTTTAAAGGAAATAAGAAAGATTTTAAAAATCTTACAGGATTTAGATGGATAGAAAATACAAATGGACCAATTTAGATTTTAGAGCATCCTTTATGGTCAAGTATTTATATACAAGCTCATAAAAATGATGAAGGATTCTGTGAAACTCAAGAAATGTAGAATCTTTATGTGGCAGGTATAGATGGTATTGATATTGGTAAAAGTCAAACTTCTTCAGCTACTAAAGACCCATCTGATTTTTGTATGGTTATTTATAAAAGAGCCCACGGACTTTCTGATCCTCAAATAGTATGTATTTATAAAGATAGACCTCAAGATGTAAGAGAGGCTTTTAAAATAGGTATTTGTTTAGCTAGATATTATAATGCTAAAATAAATATAGAAGCAACCCGTATGTCTCTGGTAACTTGGGCACGTGAACACGATAGTTTACAATACTTTATGAAAAGACCTAGAGCTAGTTTAGCTAATGTTAGTTCAGGTAAATCTACATCTTATGGTACACCTGCTACAGCCGCTATAATTGATCATCAAACAGATTTAATTGCAGGACATGTTGAAGACTATAGTCATACTATTTGGTTTGAAAATTTACTTGATGAATTAATCAGATATAATGACGAAAATAAAACTAAGTTTGATATTATAGCTGCTTTGGCAATGGCACTACTTGCTGATGAAGAATTATCAGGAAAAATACCTTTTGTAGTTGAAAAAGATGATGCTGTCTTTGAACATTTTGGTTATTATACTGACATTAATGGTCATACTAAATTTGGCAAATTACAAAATCAACAGTAGATGCGAGTAGAAATAAATAGAGAATATTATGACGAAAGAAGACGTGATTACCGCGACCCGAGACTTCGTGAGGTGCTTGACCAATATGGAATTCACGGGTAAAATTGAAGCTAAAGCGTTAAATCCTATTGGTTTTGAAGTCAGTTTATATTTTCATGGTAATGAATACCCTACATATACAATAACAGCAGATTTACCTGATAAAGAGTTTCTTTAGTTTTTATTCGATAATCTAAAGAGCAGAAGTTTATGGAGAGAATCTTACTTTACTTTAAAGAAAATTTATGACAAAAGATGAATTAATTGAATAGACTAATTCTATTATTGGGGAATTAGTTTATGATAAAACAGAACTCCAAAGAGCCTACAATTATTATAATGGTAAAAGAGATGCTGAACAATTTAGATATTTAGAAGAAAATTTTGGAATAGGAAGTCCAACATCAGTAAAATTCACTCCTTTACTTAGAAAGCACATAGATGCTTTAGTTGGTGAATATTTAGGAATTCCTATTGTTCCAAAAGTTTCTTGTAAAGATGAATCTACAATTTCCAATATTTTTAGAGATAAACAATTAGCTATTACGCAAGCAGTTAAAAAAGAACTTGAAGAACATTTAACCCGTTTTTTATTAAAACAAATTAATGGGCAAGAAAATACAGATACTCATATTAAATAGCAATTAGATACTCTAATTAGTGATATAGATAAAAATTTTATATCTGAGTATGAAATAGCTGCACAGAATGTAATACAGTATTTATTACAATCTAAAGATGCTGATATAGTAACTAAATTAAGGATGCTCCTTTTAGATTTATTAATTACTGGTTATACTTATTATCAAGTTAAACCATCCCTTGCGAACAATAATATTAATATAGAAGTATTAGACCCACGAGATACTTTTATTGAAATGAATCCAAATTCTCCTTATGTTAAGGAGTCTAATAAAGCAGTAGCTAGAAGATGGCTCACTCCTTCCACTATTTTATCTATGTATGGAAATAAAATTTCTAAAGAAAATAGAAACAAAATAAAAAAAGAGATAGAATCTACTAGTGAAGCTAATTATAAAAGAATACAGATTAATTCTATAGAATATCTACATCCAATAACTTAGGGTGAAGATAAAGATATTTTACCTACACAAGACAGAACTTCTTTAAATAATCATTTAATTCCAGTTTATGAAGTTGAATGGTTAGATGTAGATGCAAATAATGTTATGCACAGATATTCTGTTATTAGAATTGGTGGAGATATTTATATTATTAATCCAGTAGATGATAATACTTATAGATCTATAAGTAATCCTAAAAAATGTTCTTTAAGTATTAATGGAGTATATTATTTAAATCGTTCTAGTTAGCCATATAGTTTAATTTTAAAATGTGCTCATCAACAGGATTGACTTTTACTAGTCCTGTATAAATCCCGTGAATTGCTGGAAACTCCTAACGTTAAGTCGAGGGCAATCAGCAGCCAAGCCTTTTAGGAAGGTTCAACGACTATTATGTAGATTGAAAGTTCAATCGAAGTGCGGGAACTTAATATAAAAATTATTAATAATATTAAGTATGATATAGTCTCAACTTCTAATGAAAATTAGAGCAGTGTAAACGGTTAGGATTAACGACCCTAATGAAGATAATGTAGTATGACCTTTTACATTACTATAGAGATATTCTTGTAGCTAATAGTGGTGTTAAAGGGCAAATTCTAGATCTTTCTATGATTCCAAAAAATTTAGGACCAGATTTTATTGAACGTGTTAAAAAATGGGAAGCTTACAAAAAGAATGGTTTAGCCATGATTGACACTACATAGGAAGGCAGAATTGATGGCAGTGCTCCTTTAAATACTATATTTAATGGATTTGATGATACTTTATCTCCTAATGCTATACAAGCTATAGATTTAGCTTTATAGTCTATTGAAGAAGAAGTTAGTCAAATTACAGGAGTATTTAGAGAAAGACTTAATGGTATAGAACAACGAGATGCCGTATCTAATATTAAACAAGGTGTTGAAAATTCGTTTAAAATAACTAAACCTATTTATCAACAAATGGATATGGTAACAAATGAAATTTTAATAGATAGCTTAAATATTGCTAAAACAGTATATAAAAACGGAATTACAGGAACTTTAATTTTAGGACATAATCAATAGAAAATTTTTACAGCACTTCCTGAATATTTTACAGTAACTGATTTTGATATTCATATAGTTCCTTCTACTTAGATTATGGAAGAATTAATGTAGATTAAACAGTTAATTCCTGATTTTATTTCTAATGGATTATTAGATGCATCTACAATTTTTGAAGCTTTAACTACAAAAAGTCTTTCTGAGTTAAAAGCTAAAATTAATTAGGCTTTAGCTATTAAAAAGAAAGAAAATGATTAGATACAACAATTAGAACAAAAACTTCAAGAATTATCTAATTAGAATACACAATTACAACAAGAATTAGATGTAGCTCAATCTGAATTAAAATACTTAAATGCAGAAAAAATGCGATTAGAACAACATAAAATTAACTTAGATTATCAAGTTAAATGGTATGAAGCTCAAACAAATCGTACTTATAAAACACAAGAAATTGCACTTAAAGAAAAACAGATTGATTTGGAACTTAAACAATAGAAGGATGGAAATCCTTATAATGATACTATAAAAAATATATGAAACTTGAAGTAAATTTTAATTTAGATTCAAAAGGGCATTTAATCGTAGAAGATGCTTCCAAGTATTATGATTATTATATTCCTGAATACTATAATTATAAAAATTATTCAGATAAAAAATATTCAGAATCACAATCTCTATTAATAGTAGTTAAAAAAGATGCTTCAGGAGATACTTCTAAAGATAAAATATATAAAATGGTAACTTTTAAACACATTAATATGAAAAGAGATATTGATACGCTTGATATCTAGTTTAATGAAGACGGTTATTATATTTTATATTATTTTATTATTCCTACTGAAACTTGGGTAAAATCAGTACATAATCCTGTAGATCATTTAGATTATGTTTTTTATATTAATCGTCAGGGAGATATAATTTATCGTTTTAAAGATAATTTAGGAAGAATTATAGATGAAATTATAGATCCTAAAGATTTAATCTCTTATATTCAAGATACAGTTACAACTAATGTAGATAAAAAAGTAAAAAAAGTTTTCCCTTTATCTAAATTATGGTGCTGCTATTATTCTTATGCTAAACAATTATTTGATATATTACTTCAAAGATGTCCTACATAGGATAATGCTAATCAAATTTATAAAAGAGATTTTATATTTATGACTATTAATATTATTAAATATTTATTAGATTTTGATAAATATTTTGAAGCACAACGAATTTTAGATTTAATCAATGGTTGTGGAGGATTCTGCAATTCTATTGACAAACTTAAAGGAAAAAGTGATTGTGGATGCTCTAAAAAATAAAGCTATTTTAGAATATGAATGGATTTTAGAATAGCTATTTAAAGGACATAAAGAAGATTATAATGATCTTCTTACTTTAATTACTTTTATTGAGAGTGATTTAAAGCCCTGTAATTTTCAAGAGCTAAAGGAATTTTTTATTACTAATTTAATGCACAAACCTTGCCATAACCCTTTAGCTTGTGAAAAAGATTTAGTTGAAATTAAAAAAATAAAATAATGGCAAATTTAAATCCAGAGGATAATACACCAGAAATACTTCCTGAAAATATGAATGATCCTCGTTTTCCACACCATCATCACCATCATCATCCTAAAGTTCATAATATGCTTTTAGATTATTATCCTTTAGGACCTTGGTTTTGGGAACATCCGCACCCTCATCATTGTTTTCATGAATTTCCTTATTTATCTCCTGTTTGGAGACATCATTAGCATCCTGTAATGCATATGCCTCCAATGCCTCCAGTTAAACCTGAAGGTTTCCCTTGTGTAGTAGATGAGTGTTTTCCTCATAAAGATCCTCATTTTCTTGATAAAGACAACTTTTTAAATGAATTTGTAACTGAACAAGATAAAATGAAAGCTAGAGAAGCTTTAGGTATAGATCATAGAGTATGTAATCATTATGATCTAGTTAATGTTAGAGAAATAGATAATTTTATCTTTAGAGGTTATTTAAGTTATACTGAAACAGATGCTCCTCAAGAAATGTGGACAAAAGTTGCTACTATTAAAGGTTCTGGTATTTTACATATAGCTTTTATATATTCTAATGGAAAAATAATTGATGGGGTTAAATCTTATGAAACTAAAGTATATACAGATACTATTCATGCTGAAGAAGATGGTATGATATACGTTGAAAAAGAAGATGAACCTATTAAAGTAATTGGAAGTGATATTTATGTTAAAGATGCTTCTTGTTTTTCAGAAGGATATATTCAACCTTTATTAAAAGTAGGAAATCTTAAAGTAATTATTTATGAATTCCCTCATTCTTATCTACACAAATATAATTGTAATGATGATTGTCAATGTCATAAACAAACTCATTATAGAATTCCTTCTGATATGCTAGGACCAACTCAACTTTGGAATGGAGTAGCAGGACATAAAGCGGCTAAAACTATTTGGCAAAAACAGATACAAAGAAATTTTGATGATAATGGAGAAGTTAGTTTAAGTATTTTATCAGGATCTGATTTAGATGATTATTTAAATAATTTATTTAGTATATGAAAAAATATTTATGTATAGCTATATTAATTTTAATTTGTTTTTATTTATTATTTGTAATTAAAGAAAAAAATAATGATATTGCAGAAATAAATACTAATTATAAAGTTCTTCAAATTAATTATGAAAAACATCAATTAGAAAATAATGTATTAAAATTAAAAACAGATTAGTTTTAGTATTTAAATGATTCTATTTTATAGAAATTAGATTCTGTAAGAAAGATATTAAAAATTAAAGATACTGAATTAAAATATTTAGCTTATTAGCAAAATAATTTTTCTAAAAAAGATTCTATAATATTTAAAGATACATTCTTAATAGAAAATACTTCTATTGATACTGTTGTAGGAGATGAATGGTTTGCAACTTGTTTAAAAGTTGAATATCCAAATTCTATATATTTAGAACCTTCTATTCAAAGTTTATAGTATATCTATATTTATAATAAGAAAGAAATAATTGGTAAACCTAGAAAAACTTGGCTAGGTAGATTATTTCAACGAAAATAGTTAGTAACAAAAGTTAAAACTATTGAAAAAAATCCTTATATAAATAAATAGAATGAAGTATTTATTGAAACAGAATAATATACTCCCCAACATCTTTATGTTGGGGATAATTTATATTTATTATGGAACTTTTAATTGAACGTAAATATAAAAAAGATAAATACACTATTGGTAATTTTTATATTGATAATATATTATTTTCTAATACTTTAGAAGATAAAGATCGTAATTTAACCTACTCTATGTCTGAAAATCAAATTAAAAAAATAAAAGTGTACGGAGAAACAGCAATACCTACAGGACGTTATAAAGTTGAAAGAACTTGGAGTCCTAAATATGGTAAAAAAATGATAGAAATTAAAAATGTACCTGGTTTTTCTGGTATTCGTATACATGCAGGAAATACAGCTAAAGATTCTTTAGGATGTATTTTAGTCGGGGAAAATAAGATTAAAGGACAACTTATTCATTCTAAATACCATAGTGATCTTCTTGATCAAAAAGTAGCTAACGCTTTAGCTAATAAAGAAGATGTTTATATTACTATAAAATAATTAAATATGGCATATTTACCAATATTTTGGTCAAATTCAGTTGCCTCTCAAGGATATAATGTTCCTGCAGCAGCAATTGCTGAAAAAATAGAATAGGCAGCTGGACAATCAGGTGGCGGTGGTGGAGGTTCTTGTGATTGTAAAATCACTGTAACTTCTAATGTTACTGTTGGAGGAGTTCCGGCTGATACAACTTTTATTGATACTCCTTTAAAACAAGTAGTTAAATAGATGCTTACAGCAGATTTATCTTCTACTATTAATATTAGTTATTCACCTTCTGATATAATGGAAGAAGGTGTTCCAAAAACTTTAACTTTTACTACTTAGCCTAATTCGGGATCTAGTAACATAGTAAAACAAACTATTACTTTTGCCGATGGTACTATATATGAATATAATGACGGCAATTCACATAGTTTTACTAAAGAATTAACTATTATTGGTTCAACTTCAGTAACTATTGTAGCTACAGAAGAAGGTGGTGATACTATCAGAAAAACAATAACAATTAATGCTTATTTACCTATGTATTATGGAGCAGTACCTTATGAAGGTTCTCAATCTAAAACTATTTCACAAGAAATTGTAAATACTTTAGGAAAAACAGTTAAAACTTCTTATGCAAGTAATTTTAACGTTAATTTTAGTACAGGTAAACAATTAGTATGGTTTTGTGTACCTTCTGATAAACCTATTAATAAAGTTATGAATGGTTTTTTTGAGACACCTATGGCAAATCCTTAGACTATTAATCTGAATGTTAATGGTTAGACTAAAGCTTATAAATGCTATCGTTTATATCAAGAAACTTCAGATATTCAAACTCCTTATACGGAGACTTATACATTAAGCTAATTATGAATCCAAAACCTAAAGATATTAAAGTATACGGTTCTATATTTACTATGTCTGGTGATGGGCAAGCGGCTTATGCATAGCAAATATGGGATGATGAGAAACAATGTTTTATCACAGATGATAATTGGGTAACTATCCCTGCATTATCAATTGCTGATATAGATGAAATAATAAATCCGTAAATTAAAAATTAATTAAATTATGGCAAAATTTTTAGATTCCGCAGGTCTTGCCTATCTATGGGGAAAAATTCAACAGTCTATCAATGAACAAATTGCAGCTAATGTAAGACTTGAAGTAGTTCAGGATCTTCCTGCATCAGGTGAGGGTAATATTATTTATCTAGTTCCTGGTCAGACTACAGCAACTTCTAATATCTATGATGAGTATATTTGGACAGGTACTCCAGGTGATTGGGAAAAGATTGGTACAACAGCTACAGATCTTGCAGATTATTATACTAAGAATCAAATTGATTCTAAATTAGGTACTCTTGCTTCAGGTTATAATGATTTTGCTTCTTGGATTTCCACTATAAATACTAGTCTTGGTAATTTATCTACTATTGTAGGAAATGGTTCTGGTATTTCAGGAGCAGATCTTACTGCTTCAATAGTTGCTCTTGAAAGTCTTGTTGGTCAATCTACAGATTTTGTAGTTCCTTCTGATTTCCAAGGTTATGATATAGAGACTATAGGTGTTGCAGTTACTCAATTACTAGAATCAGTAGGTCCTTGGTCTACATCAATGAAAGGTTCTATAGGTGATGCTGTTGATAATGCAACAGTTGCAATAGGTTGTGATGATGATGGGCCTGATGCTGATGGTTCTATTTATGCACGTATTGCTCAAAATGCAGCAGATATAGCAACTAATGCTTCTGATATTAGTACTTTAAATGATGTTGTAGGAGACAGTAATGCTGGTCTTGCAAAAGACGTAGAAGATCTTCAAACAGCAGTAGGAGATGCTGAAGGCGGTCTGGTAAAAGCTGTCGCAGATAATGCAAGTGCTATATCATCTTTAGAAACGACCATCGGTGATCCTAGTGATACTTCATCAGATTCTACAGTATATGGAGCAATCAATTCAGTTGATGAAAAGATTGGAAATCCTTCAGATACAACTTCTAATGACACAGTTTATGGAGCTATTGCAGGTAAGGCTAATGCAGGAGATATACCTACCGTTAATGATTCTACTATTACTATTAAGCAGAATGGAGAAACTAAAGGAACATTCACACTAAATCAATCCACTGGTAGTACTATTGACATTGGATTCACTGGTAGTACTATTGACGTTGGATTCGGTAGAGAAACTGTTTTTACCGCTGAATTCTTGAAGAAAGTACTAACCTGTCGAATGAATAACGAGGTCTATCTTACTTCCTTGTTCGATCCTTCTCCAAATATGGTAAAGTATAATGGATTGAGCGACCCTGGAACTAGTTCGACAAATTGGTGTGGTTATGGAGTTGCTTGTACCGCTGGAGAAAGTACACGTATCATAATCCATAATGTAAACGTTGATCCATGGAAAGGTAGAACATTTACTTTCACTATTGCTGCCGGTTATGAATTTGCTATAGCATCAGGAACAGTAACTCAATCACCTAGCTGGCTTAGAACTTATCCACAAACTTCTGACCTTCCTTGGAATTGGCACGGACATAATGACCCAGTGACAATTACTATAGGGGATATGCTGTCTATTATGATTAAGGCTGCAGACGGAAGTGTTATCGGTTGGAGTTCGTTCTATGTTACAATGTGGGATCTACTTACTATTGAAGAGACTCCAGATTCAGTCCAAAACCCACCACGTCAGCTAAAAGATAATAGATATGTAGGTTATCGTGTCGGAGTTCTTGGAGATTCTATTCTAGCAGGTGCATCAACAAGAGCCTATAAAACTGCCTTGGATGTACTAGTTAGCGATTATGGTATTATTCCTGTCCCTAGATGTATTGCCGGTTCTTGTATTGCTCCTACTTCTGCTGATTATCCACGTGACAATATTTATGTATTTTATGGTTGTAGAAGATATAAAGATCGTATTGAAGCAAACTGGAGAGTAACTACCGGAGGATATAATGGTCAAGAGGGTGGAGTAAATAGAGAAACTGATCCATTCCTAGGAGTATTGATTTTTGGTGTTAATGATGTACTAATGGATAAGGTAGCACTAGATGCAGAACCTTTTATCGAAACAACTGATGAAACTACAGGATGTATAGAGAAATCCATTAATACTGCAGCACTAAACCCCGAGGGATACGTGGCTGCTCTACTAGATCTAGAATCAACAATAAAAACAGCTAATGGAGCAATCTTAAATCAATTCTATCTCGTTGGACCATATAACTGCAAGTGGCCTGGAGATTACCCAATGACTACTACTGGAAAGAATCCGAACGGCGATACTGGTGAAGACTATATTCGTGTGCAGCGTCAATTCTGTATGCTAAAAGGATGGGGTTATATGGACTTGCTATCTTCTCAGTTGAATACGACTCACGCAGGTATGAGCAATGATAATCTGCACCCATCTCAGGAAGGACATCAACTGTTAGGAGACCTACTTGGACAGATGTTATGTAAGACAATCCTAACTCAAGCGGCTCCTATTTTTGATACTGTAGAAGGAGGTGGAGGTAGTGGAAGTATTGACCCTGAAGCTGCTAACGAGATTTATTCAGCACTGGAGAGAGGAAACCAAACTACTTACTCCGATGTTGAACTACCTCTTAATGGTTATATTGACGCTACTACTCATGAATTTGTAGAGAGTAATGATTATAAGTGCAGTGGCCTAGTTCTCATTAAGGGTGCTAGATTCGTAGAATATAAAACTAGAAGTATT